GTAAGACATCGCTAATCATGCAAATCAGATAATCAATAAGGAGAAAAACAATGGCATTTTCAGACGTAACCAAATTTCTAGCTAACTTCGATGGTGGCGCACGTCCTAACAGATACCGCGTGACTTTAGACGGTGCTCCTGGAGCAGCAGGCAAATCGCCCGAGCAATTCCAGTTCCTTTGCCGTGCATCTTCGATCCCTGCCAGCACCGTCGCACCTTGCGTGGTCGCATACATGGGCCGTGATGTGAAAGTACCTGGTGATAGAACATTCGATGACTGGACCGTAACCGTCTACAACACCAAGGATATGAGTATCAGAAAATACTTCGAGACTTGGTCATCCAACATCTTGATGAACTTCCACAACACCACACCTGATGAAGAAGAGGCGTGGTGGATGGGTCAGGCTCTTGTCGAGCAGCTCGATAGAGGCGAGCAGGTTACCAATACCTATAAGGTAAAGGGCATCTTCCCGACTTCCGTGGGCGATATCGCTTTAGCCTATGATAACAACAATACCGTGGAAGAATTTGCAGTTACCTTCACAGTCAATTATTGGACATCCGAAGCAACTGACGCAGACTAATAATGAATACACTTTTTGAAGAGATATACAGAACCTTCGGTTTGGAGTTAAAAGCTCCAAAACCGAAAGGTTCCTTGGAATCTATCGACATCAACCATGAGGACGGTGCCACTGAAGTTATGGCATCTGCTGCAGGAGGTGTCGTTGGGCTATCCTTCGATATGTTCCAGATTCCAACGAATGAGGTGGAACTTATTAAAACCTATCGAACATTGGCTCTAACGAGCGATGTCGATAGGATTTTAACCGAGATTAGAAATGAAGTGCTTGTCTTCGATGAGTTTGGTAAGAAGGCGGTTGATATCGAATTCAATTCCGACGACGATAAGCCACCGATCAGCAAATCAGTGATGGAAAAAATCAAGGTTGAGTATGATCACATCTATCATCTTTTGGAGTTTCAAAAGAAAGGATTAGAGCTATTCGATAGATGGTACATCGACGGTCGCCTCTTTTTGCATAAGATTATCAACAAGGACAGACTGAAAGATGGAATTCAAAAGGTAGTCTACATCGATCCTCTCAAAATCAGAAAGGTGATTGAATATCCTCAGCCTGATCAGAACGGTGTCTACGATCTCAACAAGATTAAAACCTATTATGTTTTCTCTGATATTGCAAACGTGTTTTCTACCACTAAACTTTCACGTTTTATGATCATCAACAAGGACGCTATTGCCTATTCCGATTCGGGGGTTTATGATCTCAATACAGGTGCTGCATTAAGTTATCTGTGGAAGACGATCGTGCCTTACAACAATATGCGCATGATGGAAGAAGCTTTGTTGGTTTATCGTGTGGTGCGTAGTCCTGAAAGAAGAGCATTCTATATCAGTGTCGGGAACCTAAGCAAGCCTAAAGCCGAGCAATACATCAAGGAATTGATGGCGAAGTTTAAGAACAAGCTGGTGTACGATGCCAAAACCGGAACTATTGTCGACAGAAAGAACATCATGTCCATGGTTGAAGATTACTGGTTACCTAGACGCGATGACGGAAAGGGAACGGAAATTCAAACTTTACCTGGAGCCACTAACCTCGGCACCATTGATGATGTGGATCTATTCCGTAAGAAGTTCCTTGAGAGTTCGAATATACCGGCAGGTCGATTTAAGGATGAAACCTCAACCTTCGTATTTGGTCGTTCCACGGAGATCTCTAGAGATGAGTACAGATTTAAGAAGTTTCTAGATAGATTACGAAACCGCTTTGTCTTGGTTCTTGAGGATCTTTTAAGAACTCAACTCATTTTGAAGAACATCATCGTCGATTCCGATTGGGAAGACATCAAAAAATGCATGTTTTGGGTTTTCAATGAAGATAACAACTTCGTTCAATGGAAAGAAGCCGAAGTTCTTAACTCCAGACTCGAATCGATGGCAGCCGTAGATCCATTCGTTGGTAAATACTTTACTCGTATGTGGGTTATGAAGAACGTGATGAGAATGGGAGACGATGAGGCGGAGAGTCTAATAGAAGAAGCTGACAAGGAAAAAGAACTTCTTGCACCGGAGATTCCTGCAGAAGGTGCACCACCTGAGGCAGCGCCACCGACTGAAACGACAGATAACGCAGATGCGGAAGAACCACCAGAAGAGCCGACCCCTGATGAAGAACCGGCTTAATGATACAATCAATAAGGAGCTTTTACAATGGCACGAAAAATCAGTTTTAGAACGAAAGTGGCGGAATGCTTGGATAAGGGTGATGCCAGCACTTTTCAGTCACTCATCAATAACAGGCTAGTCGAGAGTCTAGACATGAAGAAGATCGGTCTGATTTCCGAGATGATTACGGAACAAGATCTCGAATCTCGAATCGTATCTCAACTATCTGCGACTGCACAATCCTATGGCGGAAACGATATGGTTTACGACATGGGCGTGATGGACATCAAATTCAACGATGCCAACGCAATCAAGCATTTCACCGAGCAACTCGATCAAATAGAAGGCATTGACTACTATGAGATCAGCGATCCTACCGTAGATCTTGAAAACGATACGGGAGCAATGGATCTAGAATATCAAGGTAATAAAGCCGTTTACGAAGTGACCGTCTATCTTGATATCGAAAACGTAGCATTACCTTCGGACATCGACAGCTATCTAGAGAACCTAGACCAGTTCGACGAAGCGGCTTGCGGCAGCAAGAAGAAGAAAGAAAAAATTCAAGAAGCGGATGATGAGACGGACGACGAGTCGGAAGACGACGAGATGGACGACGAAGAAGACGAAGATGAAGAAGACGAGATGGACGACGAGGAAGAATGCAAGAAAGAATCGTTGCAGTTCTCCACGATCTTCGATAAAGTCTCTCTCCACGAGTTCTTAGTCGTTAAGACCGCTCACTGGAACCAGCAGATGCACAAAGATGTTGCTTCTACCGATAAGGTTTGCCCTCCAGGAAGAACTGGAGCAGATTGCAAGACGGTACTGACAGCTCAGCAAAAGATGGCTCTCAGAAAGAGAATGGCAGCTCACCTTAAGAAGATGTCGGGTACCCGTCGTTCGAGAATGGCATCCCACGCCGCTTCAACCAGAGCATTTATCAAACAGCATAACCTGATGTCCAAATCGGCTGCTAAAGCGAAATTGAATCCAGGCGATGCTGCTCAATAAAGAGAATTCGACATGAAACTCTTAATAGAAAGAAACGTCACGGAGCTATTCGATTGCATTATCGAAGAAACTCTGCTGAACGAAAGTAAGGTCAAGCAATACTGGATCAACGGTCCATTCCTGCAAGCTGAAATCAAAAACCATAATCGTCGTATGTATCCAAGTAAGATTATGGAGAGGGAAGCCGCAAGGTACGTCAAGGAAAAGATCGAGGATAACCAGGGAGTCGGTGAGTTGGGTCACCCCGACAATCCCACGATTAACTTGGATAGAGTTAGCCATAAGATCGTCATGCTTACCAGGGAAGGTAACAACTGGATAGGTAGGGCAAAAGTGATCGACACGCCACTCGGTAAGATTGTAAAAAATCTAATGGACGAAGGGATTAAGTTTGGCGTGTCTTCTCGCGGTCTTGGTTCGCTCAAGGAAGAAAACGGTGTCAACATCGTCTGCGAAGACTTCTATCTGGTTACACCGGCGGATATCGTTTCCGATCCGAGTGGTCCTAACTGCTGGGTAGAGTCCGTCATGGAAGGACGCGAATGGGCCTTCGCCGGCGACGGCAAGATTTATGAGAAGGCAAAAGCGGAAATCAGCAACTCGGTAGTCAAAGGAAAGATTGACGAGATGCGACTTCTGGTCACTTTTGAGAACATCATCAGTGAAATCGCCAGAAAAAAGTAAAGCTATAAAATCATAAATATAACAAATTGTGAGCACTCCTTTTTATCAATGCTTCATAGGCAGCTAAAAGGAATGAGAAAAGTGAAAAATGATGGATGTATAAGTGGGCATGTATTGTCCAATTGACAAAAACGAAAGAAGGAGTTACTGTCTATGAATATTAAAGAGACATTATCAAACCTCCTACCGGGGGTTGAAATCTCTGACGAGTTTGTAACCAAACTCACGGCGAGCATCGAGGCAGCAGTCGCTCAAAGAGTTGATGAAGAAACGAAGGCTATTCAAGAGAAAGCAGAAGCTGATAAAGCCGAACTCGTAGCAAAGGCAACAGAATACGAAGCCTATGCCAACGAGCAGATCAAAGAGATCACGGATAAAGCTAACGCATATGCAGAATATGTCGTCGAGGAAATGACTCAGAAGGTAGAAGATTATTGCGAGTATGTTGTCGAGAAGTTTGTCAGAGACAACAAAGCGCAAATGGTCGAAACCGCGGAGTATGCCAGAATGGCCAAGGTCCTGAAGACCATCCGCGAAGCCTTTGAAACGAATTTCTTCCAACTCGATCCAGAGCCAGCCAGTCAGAGTTTAGAAAAACAGATCGAGGAAAGCAAGAAGTCCTTCAATGAACTATTCGAAGAGCATAGAACATTGAAGCGCCAGATTGCCGAATACTCTTCTTATGTCGATGGCGAAAACCGTAAAGCCGTGTTCGCTCGCGTAACAGAAGGGATGGCTGATACTCAAAGAGAAAGATTGGAGAAGTTGGTGGAAAAAGCCAATTTTGAAAGCCTCGAAGAGTATGAGTCGGGTGTCACCTTGATGGCTGAAGAATTCAAGCAGGTAGCCAACAAGTCGGATTCTTCTAATTCGGTAACAGAAGAGAAGAAGGAAACGAAGCCGGTTATCAGTGAAGGCGCCTCTAACGACAAGATGAAAGCCTATCTTGAAAGACTGTAAGATAAAAAGAAGGAGATAATAATAATGATTACTCAATTAGTAGAAAAATGGCAGCCGCTTCTCGAGAACGAGAAGGTTGCTAAAATCACCGACGGTTATCGCGCCAGAGTTACTGCTCAGCTATTAGAGAACCAAGAGAAGTTCTTGGCTGAAGCCGCTCAAACCACAACCGGCAACATTCAAAACTGGGATCCAGTTCTGATTAACCTCGTTCGTCGTCTTGCTCCTAAGCTGATTGCTTATGATGTATGCGGCGTTCAACCAATGACTGGTCCTACCGGTCTCGTGTTCGCAATGCGTTCGCGTTATACCAACGTTGGTGGTGCAGAAGCTCTTCATAACGAAGCTCTTACCACTCACTCTGGTGCAGCAAGCCCAGCTCACGCTGGTGACGATCCTTGGGATGTCACTTTCACGACTGGCGTAGCCAAGACCACAACCTACGATCAGAATCCTCCTGCGGGCACACCTCAAGCAGGTAGCGGTGAAGTAGACGCATGGAACAGCATGTCGATGACCATCGAGAAGACCAGCGTAACCGCAAAGACTCGCCAATTGAGAGCTGATTACTCGCTCGAACTGGCACAAGATCTTCGCGCTATCCATGGCCTTGATGCAGAAAACGAGCTCAGCAACATCCTGTCTACCGAAATCATTGCAGAAATCAACCGCGAAGTCGTGCGTACGATCTACGCTATCTCCAAGGTTGGTGCTCAATTCGCCGGCGATCCTGGTGTATTCGATCTTGCCAATGATGCCGACGGTCGCTGGTTCCTCGAGAGAGTGAAGGGTCTGCTCTTCGCTATCGAGCGCGATGCTAATGCTATTGCTAAAGAAACCCGTCGTGGAAAAGGTAACTTGATTGTTACCACTGCCGACGTGGCTTCCGCTCTGGCCATGGCAGGCGTATTGAACTATGCTCCTGCTCTGCAAGCACAAATCAGTCTTCCTGAAGTAGACGAAACCGGTGTAACGATGGTTGGTACCGTCGGTCGCTTCAAAGTCTACATCGACCCATACCTCGGAACCGACGGTTATGTCGTTGGATACAAGGGAGCTAATGCGTATGATGCAGGTATGTTCTATTGCCCATATGTTCCGCTGCAAATGGTTCGTGCAACTTCCGTTGACACCTTCCAACCAGCGATCGGCTTCAAGACCCGTTATGGATTGATTTCTAATCCTTTCACCAGCTTGTCTGCCAATAGCAACGTTTACTATCGCAAGGCTAAGATCCTTAACTTGCTCTAAGTTGGGAGAACGTTATGCTAACATTTGAAGAGTACCTAAAAGAGTTCATTGGTTCTGGGACTCGTAGTTATAATGATTGGGGTCTGCCCGACAGAATTGCCGGATCTTTAGGACCAGATAATCCTGATCCTTTTCAAGGCGCCGATGCTATTAAAGAGCCGGTGCCACCAACTAACAAAACTCTTGCAGCAGTTCTAACGGCTGCTGAAAAAGAAGGGTTTGAGGTTGAAATGTTCGGAATGGGTGGGATTTCTATCAAGTCTGGTAAGAACGAGGGTACTTTGACTCCTAGTATGAGGAATCCGAAGCAAACAGGTAAGAACATTACAGGCGTAGTCTTCGTAATGTCGGCAACTCCTCCAGTACGTTATATTGGTACAGGAACTGCTCCTAGCGTGATTGCTTGGATGACACAGAAGTTGAAGTCCATCAAATAAATCTATCCAGATGGATGGCTCTATAAGAATACTAATAAGAGCTAGAACAAGGAAGTTTTTAAAAGCCCTCTTCGGAGGGCTTTTTTTATCGTCATAAATACTTGAAAACGTCAACTGGAGATCATATTATGAAAGATTATAGCTTTGAAGTTCAAGAGATAGATGGCAAGGAAGAAGTGATTCTGGGCCTTCCCGATTTTCCTGATGTGAAGTTCAAATTCAAATCTATCAAGTTCGGTGATGTGGATGAGGAGCACAACGTTCCGGTTATCTTCGAACTCGATCTAATCGGGGACGATCAGAATTTTCCTGAAGACCCAGAATTTGGAAACCAAGCCGCTCAAATTTTAGTTGATCTACTCGGCAAAATGTCGGTCCGAAATTACGAAATTGTTAATGCTATCAATTAGATACCAAAAGGCTTGACAAACGGCTCAAGAAGTGCTATACTCCGTCTCAGGAGTAGTCAAGTAAAGGCATGTAAAGACAAGAAGGGTCAGGACTCAAATGTATAATGGCTTACTGCGAGCTATCAAAATAAGCCTGCTATTAACTGCCTGAATTTCTTATAGTTAATCACCAAGAGAATAGGCTATGTCCGAAATAATCACCAACTACAATATATCGTACTCGACTAATTTCAAACTCGAGATACCCGATGCACCACAAGTCAACTATTTCTTGCAGCAAGTGACTCTGCCTTCCATTTCGAATACCCGGAATGGATCTGTACTATAAGCATCATCAAACATCGACTTACTCGAACGTGACGGAATGGAGTCCGCTCAACTGCACGCTTCTAATGGACGAAGACTTCGAGAACTATATCTATCTGGCAAATTGGATGCGAGCATTCATCGATGACGACGACTGGAGGAATCTGGTTAAGGACATCAAGCTGCATATCCTCAGTGGTAACAAGAAGGCTCTGCTGATCTATACGTTCGTCGGAGCCTTTCCGACGATGATGGGAGAAGTGATGTTCGATTCCTCGGAGATGGACCCCACGCAAATCAACTTCAACGTCGAATTCAGGTATCAGTATTTTGTTTGGGAAAAGACCCTCTTATAAGGACCGCGTTTCTTACCACTTTGTGCTGCACTGATTTTTTGCCTGGTTTCTTCTGAACGTGGTTTGCCGTTTCTTTGCATCACTTATTTTCGACTTGTGTTCTGAAGATTTAGGTATACCGTCGTAAATCATCACGAACTCTACCGCTTATTGGCTACGCCGATTTTAAGTTTGGTTTCTCCCGAATGGGGATTTCTCGGTTGTCCGTTTTCTTGAAGCACTGATTTTTCGTTTAACTTCTTCATTCATAAGGTTGTTTTTAACAGCATTATAAACTTTTAAGGTGATATTTTGCTTTTGCTGCCCATGACAGGTTAACCAAAACGATCTTTGCATTTGATTATCTTCGGGAAACGCCTTCCACATCAGATGAT